GCTTCCTTCGTTGCCTTGGTCCCGTGTCGGTCCCTTGAAAGGAACGAGTTCGAGCGCAGTCGGAGGCAGAACTACGGCAGGATCTGCCTGCAAGAGACGCAACTTCCGCGCTGGATGAAATGGGTTGTCGCGGAAGACGCCGTAACGCCTTCCGGCTTGAGATACAGGAAGTGTCATTTTACCTCCGTTGAAGCTGGATTCGCGATGGTAGTTTTGGTCTCCGTAGTCGTCTTGCTCGTTGTCTCGATTGTTGGAAGAGGCGACTGCTTGAGGTACATCGCGACAGCAAGCAACGCATTCACGCCGCAGAGTGCTCCGAGCTTCGCCATACCTGGCCCGGAGAAGTTGAAGGATTCCGGAGCAACAATACTCGCCGTTACTCCACTAGCCGCGGCCCCAATAGCCGCCGATATCAAACTGTACAACCACTTTGCTACGCTTCCCATTTCTTCCCCTCTCTCAGTTACGTTTTGTGTACAGCGAGTCCGGAATTTCCATCCCGGCCGTCGCTGATCGTGTCCCATTTTCTTTGGTGCAAAAAGTAGGCTGTTGCACTGGCTACCATGAGGTGTCCGGTCCGATAGGCCCACGTGTATATAAACCGCCCGGTAGGAAGGTCTGTATCAGGCTCAGGCATCCCCCCGACAATAGCGCTAATTACTACGAATAGAACGTAGTCGAACCATATGTCATGCACGGGCATACCTGTCACGAGTGCGGTTGAGATTACAGCCACGGAGACCATTGTCAATTTAGCAAGGGCCGGAATTTTTGCGCCGAGAATCGTTAACATTTTAGCCGCTCCAAGTTTTGTAAAACTAGGAAAGACCATGGCAACAAGTTTCACTTTGAACTCCTAAACGAGCTAGATTTTTCAGGCGTACAAAGAGGCTAACGAATCACGCGAGCAGTAAGTTCCAATGGGGAATTCATCGCCTTCGCAAGTTCTTGCTTTTGCGTGGGGATAATGTTCGGCTTCACGAGTTCCGCCGACTGCGTGGCTCCAAGTGCGCTCGGCGCCAACGGCATAACCGGGATAGCGAGTGCCGTTCCGTTGTTCGAAGGTGCGGAAGGCTGGCTCGTGCAAGGACCGCCATTGCAGGTTCCTTGAATCGTGGAGACGGTGTAGACCACCAAGCTTCCATTCGGAGGCGTCGAGTCTGTGAAGCTGCAGGTTGCGCTTGGCGTCGCCGCATTGAGCGCAGTGAAAGCCGTATTGCCAGTCGTATTTGCCGGGCATGTCGTTGTCGAAGTGCAGACCGCACGAGCGAAGACGAATCCGTTACCCGATCCGGCTGTGAATCCGGCAGGCGCCGTGCATGTCAGTCCGACTGTCGGTGGAGTCGATGGAGTTGGAACCTGGCCGTGACAACCGATCGGAACCAAGGCGCCGATAATTGCTGCAAACGCGAAAAGCTTCTTCATGTGTCCGTTTCTCCCTTACTCAGCTTAGTGAACCGTTGCCGTTAACCCGGTTGGAGGATTGGGACCGGGAGGTGGACTTACGCCGCTGTCTTCTGCACCGATAGTAAGTGGTTCCATTCTCGCCGCTAGCGAACTCGTTGTCACGTTGAAATTCCAACGAACAGGAAGCTGCGCAGCCAAGCCAGTAACCACACTTCCGGCGCCGATCGCCGCGCTCCCCGCGGGAGGAACGAACGTCGAAGCATCGAAAGGCAGCGTCGAAGTAAACAGATAATTGGCGCTATTTAGATTGTAGATATGCGTATTCAAAGGAGATGTGAGCGGCCAGGCGCATGGGCTCGGATCGCATCCAGCCTGCCAGCCGTTGACCGTCCCAACATTGTAACTTCCGCCCACGATCGGAGTTGCTATATTGACCGATCCAGTCTCATAAAGATTAGTGACGCCGTTCAGGATGACGTTTTCAACCGACTGGACCGCGATCTTTCCGGAAGAGATCCCGCCTTGGTATGCCCACAGAATGTTGTTAGCGAAGTATGCTCGCGGCTGATAGAAGGTATTGTCTGCGTTGCCATTCTCGCCCACGTCGATAACCACCTCTGCGGCACTGACCGTGCTACTCCACAAGTAAAACGTTCCGTTGCGATCGGCCATTCCTCCAGAGTAGACGCCGTGATCATCTGCATAATGAAATTGATTCTGCGCGGCCGGTCCCGAAGGGGCAACGATCCCATAGGCGAAATCTTTTTGTGCGGATTCTTGATACCAGGCGATCACGTTCGCTCCGGCCGTATCGCCCACACCATAGATTCCGCCGCCGCTCGCCTTGAAGTGGATATCTCTCGGCCCATCGTAATATGGCTGCCGATCGAAAAGCGGCCGTGTAGCTCCGACTTTCAAAGTCACCGGAGCACCCAGGTAAGATTCGATCGAGACATATTGCTGCTGATCTTGGTTCTCAACAAGATCGAGCGTGCGCAACGGACCATCCGCGAGGAAGTTATATCTGCAGATCCACTCCACTCCTCTCCACTTCAGGTTTGAGCCCTGTGCTGTGGCGAGGTAATGATCAACCAAGTTTCCTTCGAAGAGCAGATAGAACGACTGCATGTAGGCTTGATGCTCTGTGTAGTCCGTGGCCCACCCGGAAACGTGGATGTGATTGCCGCGGATGGCGACGTTCTCCGTTGTAGTCGCCCAGGCGTTGTTTCCGTTCTCGGCCGTAAACAGACCGTTGGTGTTTGTGTCCAGATCATCGCCAAGGATGTTGATGTATGAACCACTCCCGACATACACTCCGGCCGCGCCTACTGCCCAGTTGTATGCAGTTCCTGATCCACCCGGACCGCAACCACTGCCAGTGTTCCCGCTCGGCGCCGTGAAGCTGTTTGCAGGAGTTCCGTTACGGATGTGAAGACTTGCGATCGTCGTATAGAACGGCCCCGCCGATCCATTCTGCCAGTATCCATAGTGGCTCGGACCGATCATCGAAACCACTCCGCAACCGATCAGAGTCGTTGGCGACCCGGTTTGAGTGACAGAGTTTTCTCCATCCAGTATCGGCAGATTGCCTTTCGCGTCTGGTACTCCGCAAATGTAGTACGGCGCCGTCGCGGTTCCACCTGAGTTGTGGATCGCGAGATATTCACGATAGATTGTGGCGCTCGATCCGGTAGTATCGGTGTTCCAAATCCGGATGATCGTTCCGGCCGCGCTCGCAAGCTGCAGAGGCGTGGCGCTCAAAGTAGCGTATTGCTTCCCGGCGCCCACCTCATAATCATTTGTGAAGGCTTGCGGATCGACTACGCATGGCGTTGGCTGCGTCTGGTTTGGCGTGGAGGCGTACGAAGGCAGCGGTTGAGGCGTGACGTAGACAAGCGCGGTATTTGTGCCTCCGTGGCAGTTGGCTTTGTATTGGAGCGTGTACTCACCTGGCACGGTCGCGGAGAATAGAGTATCGCGAAAGATCACATCCGCCAAGGTTCCGTTCCCGCCCGTTGGCTGAGAGAGAATGCTCCATGTACCTTGCTCGTCCACGCATCCCGTTACCCAGGACTGCAGCGAAACCTTCTGCGCTTGGTAAGCTTGCTGATACGCAGGAACGACTACGACTGATTTGGTTCCATTAGCCAGCGTGGGCGTCGCATTTGCGCAGACGTTGAATAGGAACGTCGCAACCTTCGAAGTGTCATCCGTCGATTGCGCCTGAATCGAGACCGTAGCCGTCGAAGTGACAGTATAGGATGCGGTCCCGTTGATCGTGCAGTTCCCGGCCGTCGATCCAAGGTTGACTTGAACCGTTGGCAGGGCGCCAGCAATGCTCGCGACTGCGCTGTGAGAGATATCCGTAAAGGTAGCGGATGCCCCGCCCGTCGTCGAGGCCACGCTCCAATTGACTGTATTCTTCGTTCCGCCACTGATCTGCAGGTTGATCTGCCTGGTAGATCCGGCAAGAACTTGGAAGTTGTACAGCGGAACATTCGGCGTCACGGTCACTTGCGCCGAGAGAGGCAGGCTAACAAGCAAGGCAAACAAAATCGTGCATCTGTGCATTCTTGCTCTCCATGTAGAACTGATCGTTTGAATAAGCTGTTACGAAGCTTTGAATGCTACGATCCCGGCAACCCAGTTGGTGCTCGTCCCGTAGGTCAGCGTACCTTGTCCGGTAAACGTTCCGATGCTAGGGATCAGATAATACTCGTGATGATTGGCCCCGCCAATCGGAGACCAACTTGGCTCAACAGGCGTGATCCCGTCGATCAAGGGATTCGACACTGAAGAAGCAACGTTCTTGAGTTTATTGACAAAAACCACCGCTTCTAAGCCATTGCCTCCTGTGGTTGTGATATTACCTGTAGTTACCGAAGTCCCGCCCCCGACCCCATTTTGGTTGTCGGCGTCAAAGTGCCAAGTCTTACCCCCGGTCACGTGAAACTCGAAACACTCCTGAATACTTCCAGTGATACTTGGCGTGTAGGTCACAGACCCAGAGGCGACGGAGGACAGGATGTAGAAAAATTGATTGCCGGGAGCGCTGCCTGAGTTGAATTGAGTTAGTGCCGTCAGCGATGAGGTTCCATCGCTCATAGTGCCACTACCAGAAAGAGTGTCATTCTGCACAGCACACACAACAAGATCACCAGCGCCCACGCCCGTCAAAGTAATGGAGTTTGAAGCCCCACCGTTGGAAGTCACCAACGTCACAACCGACGTGCCTGACGGTTGCTGTTGAAGAATCGGTGCTAGAATCTGCGCAAAAAGTAAGAAAACAACTCTCAGTGCTTTGTCCATGTTCCCCTCTGCACGTACAGTTGCCAGTGCGTTGTGTCCACTTCCATCACGCAGGCTGCATCTGATGCCGCACCACCCGATGTCACGTTGCCGCCCGTAGCTGAGAGCGTGCCATCAGTGAATATGATGAACTGTCCTGACGCCGATGTTGCGATGGTGAGTATGCCTGTGTTTGCTGCACTGCCGTTATAGGAGTTAGTAAAGCAGAACTGCTTCGGCAGGCCGTTAGCGCACGCTGCCGCTGTGGGCAAGTTGTACGTCACAGCGGTACCTGCGGTCGCATTCTGGTTGTTATACGATCCAGCGCAGACCGTGGTGCTCACTGTGATCGGCGTCGAGGTATCCTTCGACACAATGCCGACTATGCCTTCGGCGTCGGCATACGCTGTCGTTGCCAGCTTCGTTGAGTTGTCGCCTGCGCTTTGTGTTGTAGCAGTAGACGAGCCTAGCGCCTGTGCCGCAGCCCAAGTATTCGCGTGTCCTAGGGCAATTGACGCTACCGCAGCGCCTGACGTTGGGCTGATGGTCAGTGTTCCATCTGAGTTTGAAATCGAGGTAACGCCACCTCCGCTTGTACCTAACTGGGCCGCCATTACCACAGTAGGCGTACCTACGATCGTTCCGGTCGTCACCGCCTGAATATCCAGGAGGTCAAGCGCCGCCACTGTGAAGCTGTGCGTCGTGTCCGAGCACGATGTAGCAGATGCGCCGCTGATGGTGCATGTCAGAGCGGTGCCAGCCGCATTCTTGCGCCAAGTGTATACAACTGAGTTGCCCACCCCCGGCGCAGCACTCATCTGCACGGTCATGTTCTGGATCGTGACTGCCGCCGGGGAATCGATATCGACGTTGGTTTCTGTGCTGCTCGATGACGCCCCGCCTCCGATCGGGAAGTACTGCGTTCCGCTGAATGTCAGCGATGGGCCCGAATAGGTCACGATACCAGCCCCGGTGCCAGCAGCCGCAATCGCGGCCTGTACAAAGGCCGTAGTTGCGAGCTTGGTTGTGCTATCTCCACCTGTCTGCGTAGTAGCTGCCATACCGTTGGCAAGCGCACCTGACGCAATGTCCGTCGCTGGGATTGCAGTAATCGAAACCCCGCTGTCTTTCACTTGGCCATTCGTACCGTTCATGGTCGTAATGTCGTTTGCGGTTGTACCACTGACCGGGCCCGTCGTTATCCCCGCGCCAGCTCCCGCGAGAGCTTCACTGCTCGTTATAGTCGTTGCGCTTCCAGCGATGCCAACTTGACCGCTCGTCATGCCGGATAAGCCGGCCGTTGATGTCCAAGTTCCTCCGCCGCTCGGGCAATACGCCCCAGTTCCATCCTTGCCATACTCTCTAAAGCCGCCTTGCGCTGATGTGCACGAACCAGTCGGTGCCGTTGAGAGCGGGGTGTATAGAAACGTCAAACCCAGCCCTGCTGACTGATCCTGCAAGCCGCAATTACCAACGTCCCATTGATTAGCCGTCGTTGTATCGGCAGAGAACCCCACCGTGCCAGGATTGGCAACCGGCCCTGACCCGACGGTGCCGGTCGATCCGCAAAAAGCCGTATATTGATTCATACCGACTTGCTGCGAACTATTTCCGAGCCTAAAAGTGAGCATCGCTTTGGACGCCGTGCCACCACCGGACCCTAAATAGAAATCTGAGTTATGATTGACAGGATCAGCATAAAATTCAAGACCAAAAATTTGGTCAACAGTTGATCCACCCAGCGTCGAAGGAGCATAGTTCTCGAATGTCCCTCCTCCGCCATAAACAGTAACCGGCCCGGTAAGATTCCTATACCCTTGCACGTCGCTTGTAACGGCCGCCCCTTGGGCCGATAGAGCTTGGTTGACCATCGTTACGGCCCGATTTATTCCAGGCTCGTAAAGATGCCCAGCAAGACCGCCACTCGGGGCAAAATAGTTTCGATCCGATACGGCCGAGCCGATATCAACAAAGTTATCCCAATACCCATTTGTGAAAGTCACTGGGGTAGATGAGAGAGATCCGCTCGTATTGTTGCTAATCGAAATGGTTGTGCCGCTCGTGTTCGTAACATAGGTATAAGCTGGGATGTTCGTACCCGTTACGGCTTGGTACTTCACAATTCCCGTTGCGCTCGCAACTGTGATCGTTCCGCTTCCACTTCCGGCGGTTGCTGTCGTACTTGTTGGCGTAGCCGCGACCAGGCCGTAACCTTGAGTTGCCCACCAGGATTGAAACTGAGAGTAAGAATAATTCGCCGATGCGCAAGTCAGAAGATTCGGGGTAATTCCTCCCGCGAGAGAAACTCCGTTTACTTTCATTCCATCGATATGAGCGAAAGCCATCCAGGCGGAGTAATCCCCTTCAACTGAAGCAAGCGTTGGGCAGGATCCAGACCAATCATTACCCGAAGGCATAAGAACGGCAATGCTGGGCTGAGAAGTTACCGCGGTTGAAAATGGATGAACGTCCGAAGCATACTGAGACAGGATGTTACTGGCAACCCATCCGCCGCCGCCGCCGCGATTCACAATGTTGATGTGTCCAGTAGCGAACGGCTGATACTGCACCTGATCGGGAATGTCTCCCGCGCAGTCGCCTTCGCCGTTCTCTGTTGTCAGACCAACGTTGGCATGGCCAGGCGAAAGTGTACCCGTGAAAGTTCCGGCGCCAAGCGAAGTTACGTTGACAATCTGATTGTTGAGGAACGTCGAGGTTCCATACTGATTCAGGCGAATGAGGTTGCCTGTCGCGAGCGTTCCGGAGCTTGTATAGGTCCCCGTGAATTGATTGGTCCCCGTGATCTGGTAAGCCGTGTTCTGCAGACGATAGTTTCCGCCAACCGCGCAGGAATTCGTGGCGTCTACTATGAACAGGGACGCGCTCACAAACACTGCAGCCCCGCTGCTGAACTGGACTCCGGAGGATGCCGGAGTGCCCCATTTCACTCCAAGAGTCTGCGTGGAATCGGCCAGTAAAGATTGACCGTCCGTGCCCACTGGGATTCGCGCATTGGTTGTGTTGTATCCCCAAAGGTCGCCCTTCGTCGTCAAGGGTGAAGTGGCGCCGACTGAGCACGATCCGCCGAGCGTACAGGATGTGGAGTTGATCGTCATGGACGAATTCGCCAAAGCTGCATTCGGAACCGCTTCATAGGTCGTTGTATTTGATCCCGTTACAACCGGAACCGTGTTCGTGCCGGGAGTTGCTCCATAGGTAACGCCGTGGACCTGTACGACACTTGCCGCCTGGCTTCCACCGCCTGGCCCCGCGAGCACGTCGCCTGTGAGTTGCGTCATACCGGCCGAAGGATTGACAGCCCAAACCGATCCAGATCCGGTGGATGTCAAGACATAGTTATTTGTGCCATAGCTCCCATTGATCTTGATTCCGGTCGTTACGTTGAAGTAGGGCGCCGTCAAGCCATTCGGAAGCGGGTTCACTCCACCCAAGAGCAGATCGAGCAGATTGAAGTTGTAGTTCAGAGGCAGGTTCCAATTCTGCGATCCGGCCGCGGGGATCTCCAAGCCGATATTGGGCGTAGGGGTGACCTGAGCCTTGGAAACTAATGCAACCGCAGCCATCGTGAGAATAAAGATTATTTTCCGCATTGCTCTCCCCTAGTACGTGTACTCTACCCAAGAATTGAGTGTCAGAGAATCGGTATCTGTGAAAATGTGCGTCTGCACTTCATAGAACCAACCCGGTGGAACGATAAACGTAGCCGAAGCGAATCCCGGCCCGTTTGTTACCGAGTTGCCCGGCAATTGATTGCTTGCTGAAGACGGGCCAATAAACGGCACCGCGCTGGCGTTGTGACCAACGCCGAGATTCAGCGTTCCTCCCGCCATGACCGTCATCGGGTTTGAGCCGGTATTTTGATACTGTGTGTTGAATGCTCGCGATCCGGTAACGAAGTTTGGCGTGATCCCGGCCGCCGCTGGCGTTGCCGGAATGAATTTCGTTCCGTCGCCTGTGAGCACCTGACCGGAAGGAGCACCCGCGGCCAGCGTCAACGTCGTAAAATCTCCGGTTGACGGTTCAGTTGCTCCGATCGGTGTCCCATTGATTCCCGCTGCCGACATCATTGGGTTTGCTGCGTGAACAGAGAGATCGGCAAGCACCTTTCCGATTTGCACGCTGATGCTGTTTGCAGTTGGATCGGGTTGAACGAAACCGAAAAATCCGGACGGCCAGGTGATCGTTCTTCCACCTACACCATCCTGAATAAAGATGAAGAAGATTGTATCTCCGATATTCTGACCACTGATAGTCAGGACCGAATTCCCGGCAAGCGTGATCTGGAATCCCAGATAAAGCGCCGCATTGAGCGCCTGTGCAGGCGAATAGGAAAGTTGCTGCAGAGGAGATTTTCCCGGCACATTTGCAAACATCGATTGGAGCGCCGTTACTATTGCGGGAACGTTCGAATCGGAAATGACATATCCACGCGACGCCAGCAATTGTCCAATCGCATATGCAACCGCGCTTGTCTGCAGTCCGAATTTGTTGAAGAGCGCAGATGGAAACGCTACGCCGTCGATCCCACCATTGGAGCGCTGCGCATCGCCAGAATACGTGGGATCGCTCTGCATGTTTGTCTGAGGCAGATCCCACACCAAAATATTCGAACTTCCCATGATTTTCTCCTAGCTCCACTTGCCAACGCCGAACCCGGCGATGAATGCGTCTTCCCTGTCGAATCCGAAGAATGGCAGAGATCCAAATACATACGTATAGCCGACTGCTTGAGGTCTCGGCACGATGTATCCGTGCGTAATCAGATCTTGAATGATCGAGGTGAACGTTCCCGTCATCACGATCGTTGCGCTCATGTCTTGGTTGTCAATGATTGTGATGTGACCGCCAGGGAACAGTTGATTCCAGATCGGGTAAAGACTCCCGATCGTGCCGTCCCATTGATTGTTGGCGATCGTCGCCTGCAGCAAAAGCCGGTACGTTGCGTCATCGAGAATTGGACTGACACTTCCGCTCGGCTGAAAGTTAACCGTGCGAGAAACACCGATAATTACGCCCAAAGCATCGAGTTGATTCCCAACCGCGTAAGTGAGATCGAAATTTCCGCTCATGGCGGCGAGCAATGTCGTGATATCGTTCGCGATATTGAGCACGGCTGAGAGCCAAGCATTCCATTCGGCAGCGGGTTTGTACTCGCTCGTAAGGATGTTGAGGTAGTAACCGGGATTCAACGCCTGAATAGGACTGCTCATTACTCGGCCCCTAGCGTGACGTTAGCTGTGATTCCAGATGCGACCTTATAGAAAGCCATTGCGAGATCGCTCGTTCCGGAAGGCTGGACCGAAGTGATGTCGATCTGTGCTCCGGTCCCGGTTCCACCTGTTGTGGCCAGGTTGTTGGCAACCGAGTATCCTGTACCGATCGTCGCCGCAACTGGCGCCACGGCCGTAACGGCGCCTCCTACTACGGCCGTAATCAGGAATGTCCCACCTGAAGCACCGCCCTGTACGACCGTGAGAGGAGTTCCGATATCGCCGCCCACGTATCCAGTTCCACCCGAAGCGCCGATGTGTCCTGCCAAAATCGAAGTTGCCGTCAAGCCGAGAGTTACAGACCTGATTGAGAAGATCGGCTGAAGAGGATTCGGCATCACCGATAGCGCAGCGCCATAAAGAGACGACTGCAGGACAGCTTCGCCGATCTGCAGTTCATTCAGGTAGGCAACTACGGCCGCGATGACTTGGGCCTGCACCGCACTATTGAAAGCCGCTGTCAAACCTTGGATGGTCAAGCCAACAAAGATCGGAACGATCGTTGGCCGCACAAATCCGATGTTCGTAATGTTTCCGGAATTCGGATCGGTAACCGCAACGATGGTCATGGTTGGGACTGTGGCGCCCTGCGTGTTGCAGCCGATGCCGCGATTGTTGTAGATCGCCGTTGCTACATCGATATCGGTTCCGCCCAGAACTACGCACGTCAAAGAGTGACCCAGGTTGCCGAATCCGTCTGTGGCGCTGCCCTGGTTTTCGAGAACATTGATAAGCGTGACGTTTGCGACCTTCAGCAAACCGGCAATCGTTCCCGCCAGCCTTGTCTCTGAAGGCAGCGCAACCGATACTGACTGCCTGGCACGAAGCTGCGAATCAACCTCGATCGGGAGCCCAACGACTGCAGGCGCCGGATTGGTTACCGATGTCCACCCGGCCGTGAATCCGCCTACCGGAGTTATAACCGTATTGGGGTTCGCGCTCACCGCTCCGGACTGCTGGCAGACTGCAGTCGCGTTGACTGTGCCGCCTACACCGATGGTGACGGATGAAGGAAGCGACCAATAGATTCCGTTCGCATCGGCGATTACGCCGTTGATAACGACAGTGCCAGGAGTGCCGGACAAAACCAACTCAACCGTTGAGAAAGAAGCCGGAAGCCTGGCAATGCCGTTCAGCTTTACGATCGAATCCAGATCGGTCCCGATTGCTGTCACTGGCGAACGAGCATTGTAGGCCAATTGGCAAAGGCCCATCGCATCATTCAGCTTCAGAGCTACGGCCGAGATCCACTGATAATCCGCCGCGTCATTTTGAAGATAGACCGTGCTCCCGTAGATGCTCCGATACGTAGTGATCAGAGACGCAAGGATCTGCTGATAGGTTGGAACGGACAAGCCGCCAGCCGTAATGATCGGTGCAAAGTAGGCGCCCATTTTTTTCCTTACAGAATCGTTTGTGATGCCGGAGAGTTAGTGAGGAACACGACCCCGAATTCCGTTTGCACTTCAGCGTTGAAAACGAACTTTCGGTTTTGATAAGTTGCCTGAATGGAGTTGATGTTTGTTACCCCAATGGTTTGGGTGATGCGCTCCGAGATCAGGCCAATGATGACTTGCAAATTCTTTTCGCTTCCGGATGTTCCAAGGATGGATTGGAACATCGGCAAACCGTCAAGCAGGTTTTCCCACCATTCACCTTGGAATAGCTTCAGACGTTGTGCGAGGATCTGCGCGACAGCTTCGCGATCGCTGATGAAGTTGTTCTGACCATTGCCACACATCGGTTCCCAGGTGACGGGATTAAGCTTGCGCACTGTGATCGTTGGACCGCTCATGAATCCCACTCCGGAATTTCTACGGTTTGCCCGGCGAGCGCATGAGTGCTGTCGGCGAGGAACATAATCTTTCCATCGGTCACAAATGAGTGACAGCACCGTTCAGTACCCCACTCCTTGAACTCTTCGATCGCATTGGGATTCGCCTGCCAGCTTACGCGAATCGACGGCGTGAATGTCGGTCTATCCATCGAGCCATTCCAGCCCCAAATCGGCCGGTTTGGTCCCGGCTTATCAACGTACACCCCATGACCACATTTGCAACCGGGACAATGAAACTGCAGTGTCCCATCTGTACATCTGCCAAGCTTCGCCATCATTCTGCCTTCAATACTGTTGTTTCGGAACCTAACGGCACAGGAGGACCGCTGTAGCCTTTTGAGACCAAGAACGGCATGATGTTGGTAATGAACCACTGATAAAACGTGTCATTCACCAAGGCCAGCGGAGTACCCGTGTTCTGAACAAGCACGGCAGGCGCCGTGATCATGATTTGTCCCGTCTTGAGATCGATGACTACTGTCTGATCATCGGAGCGGATCTGAATCGAATCCGTCGAATAGTTGGTGAGAACATTCGGCTGTGACCATGGCCCGAAGATCGCGATCGCATCGGAAAGGTTATGCCTCCTGCGACTATCAAAGTTAGGTTGCACACCTCCGGACTGCCACCAACCATCGATACACATATCCGAGAAGATAAGCAGGCATTCCGTTCCTTGCACGATCGGAAAGGTCATCGACCAGCCAGGTACGCGCATCATCACGATCGGCACATTCTGAATTGGATCGATTGTTTCCGGAGTCGGAATATTCTGCGTGGTACCTGGTAGCGGATTCTTCCCCGGAGGCGGCTTCAAAACCACTTCTTGAATGACCGGCTGCACAAGGCAGGTTTGCGTAACCGGATCGAATGAAATCACCGTCGCCGGTATCGCGCACCGCAGCTTGCAAAGCCACTGCCACATCGCGCCCGATATGGGCTCGGTCGATAATCCTAGCCGTTCCTGAATTGATAGCGCCATTTAGTTTGCCAACAGAGCGATGACATCATCAACCTTCGAGAATGCCGTCACTTCCGAATACCAGTTATTGCCGCGTGAATCTCCGTAGTGTCGGACGCCTACAACCGTGTACTGATTGACGAGAGGCCGCGGAGGCAACTGCCCTTCGGGAAGCGGATATTGTACGGCCGCCTGGCGGATGAATTGCATCTGAATTCCCACTTGAACGAGCGGAGACAAGATCTGTAAGCGTGGATCGAGCAACACCTTGAAGTTGATTCCAAACTGTGTCTGCTGAGGCGTCCCAATGAGGCTCAGAGTCGTTCCGTCCGGCTGCTTTGCGGGAGCACTGCCCAATACCGTCGCAGGCGCATACGTGGCGACCAGAGGCCCTACAGGCTGATTTAGATCGGCCATGTTAAAGCCGTTCCCGGCAAACCAGCTTAGAAAGCCGTTATCGTCCGCGATGTCATGCAGGAATTCATGTGGACTGCCAAAATACGATTTGCCCCTCGGGAGGCGCCGTGTCGGCAAAAGCTGTAGTTGCGTCCCGTTGACGGGGATCGGCGTCACTGAATGGGAAGCGATGAATTGCGCTTGGTCGAATTGGGTTGAAAGCGCCGGAATGGTTGTATTGATGAAGTTCTGAGTCGTTAGAACCCGATTCAACAAGCAGCGAAGCGTGATCCGGAAATCCACAACTTCCACACGATCCCAAATCGTTTGGAATACTGGACCTTGCCAAATCGTCTGAGGCAATCCGTCATACTGGTAACCGGCCTTGACCGTGACAATGGAACCTTCGGTGATCAGATCTGCAATCAACATCTGTCCGGCCGAAGGCCCGGAAGTGATCTGTCCATCGCAATTAAAAATCTCAATCTCAGCTTGCCAGAAAGCTTTGAATGCGAGTTGGTTGATGTCGAATGTAAAACGCAGAGCATTCGGCTCGAAGGCATCGCTGGAGATTACGATCTCTGTACCTGGCTGAGTCGCAGGCGCGATCGAGAGCTGGTAGGCTCGGCCGAAGAATGGAGTGTTTGACGGGCTACTCATTGAACCTCTTGTATTACAATTGCGAAAGGTCTACACTCACTCAATCGGAGGAATCCCGTGGCACAAGACAGACACAAGT